CGGGCCGCTTGTGCGAACCCCGTGCTGCTTTCGAACAGGGGAAGTATAACGCATGTTCCCCTAACTTCCAAACGAACTGTTAGCAGGGTTATAGCGCCTAAGCAAGGGGTATCAGGGTATCAGGCAAGGTCTTAGGAACGTACCACGGGGTTACTAGCAGGGTAGAGACGGGGTTCTAGCAGGATTCAAGGGGTTCAAACATGGAAACGCCCCATAATCCGTTTGGACTATAGGGCGTTACACGCGCCGTGCGTGGGTGTCAAGAGGTTAAACGTGTGAGATAAAGATACGCTCAATCTTCGAACCGTCTAAATCTTGAGACGTTACCGCGCCGTACGTCACCGCCAGCACCTCTAAACCGTGCTTAGGTGCTGGTGTAGGTGCTGGCTTTCGATTGGGCATTACCATGTAGTGAGGGTACACACTATAAGGTCCATCGGCGAACCCCGTCTCAGTGTGCAAGTCTTGAGTACACATAACAGGCGTACCAGCTTGAGACATTGCTTCACGTGCGAGTTTAGCTTCTACCTTGTACATGCGTGGGATGTACAGGGCGTTACGGGAAAGCTCTGGTGCCGCCGCCTTTAGCTGGTGTGCGTAAGGTGGCATAGCGCCAAAGTCAGGGACCTTGCTTGTCATAGTCAAGTCTAGCGCCATGTGTGATTTATCTTGTCTCTCGGATTGAGTAAACACCACGGGGGAAGTGGGAGTAAACGCCGCTTGCATGGTGTCTAGCGTGGTGTGCTTAGAACCCATAATGCGCGCATGTCCGAATACCCGTAACCGTTTGGTTTTATTCTCTTTAGACTCTTGAACGGTGGAACCAATCGCCGCCCACGATGGTACGCTGTAGGCTCGGTCAATGATGCGAACGTGGTGTAAGGGGTTCGCATGGCTAACCTCGTTATGTTCCACCATGTTGCGGTAAATCACTTCGTTCCTGGTAATGTTCTCAATCCGCCAGGGACTCAGATAGTTACCGCGTGTTTTCCCTTGCGTGGCGCTAAACCCTCGAAAGTGGTTCAAGACACTATCGCGCACCGCTGTAGCTTCACGGGTAACGCGTGCGTGGGGCGTTTCATCCCACATCATGTCATGTGGTTGTGGATCTTGCCATACTGCGCGCAGGAAGGGTCCGTATTCACCACGCGCCGTATGCTCTGCACGCGTCTTAGCATAGTCCGTATACCGGATGCGCGCCTGATACGCCGGCGTGTTGGCGATTGCCTTGTCTATTGCCTCTTGGCGCGTGAGCTTACAGGTCTTGTCCTCACTCATGTAGTCCGTAGCCTTAGCAAGCGTAGCAAGCTTTCGTTCTGCCCGCATTTGCCGCATGAGCATAGCAGACTGCGCGCGCCGTTCCAGTCTGGACATGGCGGTACGTGGTGTAGTGTCAATGGTACGCTTAGCAGTCTTAGCCGGTGCTACGGACGCGTGTAACAACGTATCCGGTATCGTTACCAGCGTAACCAATGATGAAAGAGCATTGTGTGTCATGGCGTCTAGTTCTCCTTAGAAAGTGTCCAAACTGTTGAATAGCTGGGGTATGGATGCGCCAACGTGGTAACAACGTACGCGGCGTGTTTAGCGGAGTGTTCAAGCTGTGAATCGGTCAGTCCGGAATGATCGTAGTGCATCTCAATGGATGCGCGAACCTCCGCAGCATCATTGAATAACCCGTGAGAGTACCAGCGGGTAACGCGTCCGTTAGCGTCGAACGTGCGCGACCACATACGCACGCCGTCCAATTCCGCGAATGTTCTAATCTGTATCGTCATATCGTCTTAGAGTCCTTCCACATGCTGTGTGTGTGAAACAAGCACAATTGAAGTATACGCACACTGCGGAGTATGGTGTCAAGTGGTTTCTGTTAGCAAGCCAGCACGCATACAGGGAAAATGAACGCGCGCACGCGTAGCAAGCGTATGGCCATATTAAAATGTCTTAATGTGCGTGTGTCACTCGCACGCGCCATGTGTGTCAAGCTGAATACCCGCGTATTGCCGCCTGCGAGCCTTGCCACGCGTCCGACGCGTCGGGAGGTACCTAACATCCTATACCCCTATGTAACGAGAATGGCCCTTTACATCATGCAACGTAGAATGACGTGGTCTATACGCCTTATGTTCGCCATTGAATACTGTGCAATCCGCCCCAACACAGGAACGGCCCTACACTTGCTCACACTAGCACGTGGTATGCCAAAGCGCCCTACCATACCCGCAGCTATCCTTTATATGTAGGTAGTGTGCGAGGGTACCAGGAACACCAGAGCATAGCTGGTGCATAGCGTCTAACCGGGTTCACTTCGTTGGGACGGCGTATCGACGGCGTACGGCGTATGAACTGAGGTACCAGCTTGGTTAACCCTCGGTCTACACGCCCCTATAACGCCGTTACAACAGCGTCACACGTCGTATAAACAACACATGTCGTTTAAGTCTAGGCTAAAGACATTGTTTCTACTGTGTTTCGACGTGGTACCTAGTCCGTACGCCGTCCAGACGAAGTAATGGTAGGGGTTACGACGTGGTGGGGGGCTTGCGCAGGGTAGTCTCAAGTTTTGCGCTGTTCTAAACGACGCTAAGCCATGTCCTTACACTGACATACGAGGCCGGAACATAGGCGGTTCGCGGGCGCGTTCGAGCCTGGTCCGACCGAACTGTCAACTGTTAGTATCTAAGCGCAAAAAAGCCCTTGACAAATGAACACGAATGTGCATTTGACAAGGGCTAAGTTCTTGATTCCGCTGTATTTTTTTAGGGTGCGTAAACCTCGCTGGAAGGAAGCACCCGCATAGACGCTAACAGAGCCAAACTTGGCAGTTCCGAGGCGGGTTTCGGACCCAATTCGAAGTTCCGCCACTCCCCCCACTCGCCGCGCGCCACCCACGGCAGCAACCGGTCGTTTTTTGTGTGGTTTTCCTTCGCCGGAAGCACCTGAAGGTTCCACGGTACATGAAGACCGCAGACCGTCTTACCGTGTAGTGGCACGATGTGGTCAACGTGGTGCTCCACACCAGTCCTTTCGCTCACTTCTCGGCGCTTGGCGTACACCTCGTCCAGCGCCAGCCGGGGCAACCACGCGGGTTTTGCTTTGTTCTTCCCCGCAGCAGCCACTTTATCAGGGTTTAACTTCTTCCACTCCCTGCCTTTCGCCCTTCGATGGTCTAGTTGTCGCTTGTGCCACGCCTCGTCGGCTCGTTCTAACCACACGCACGCCGCCAGGGCCTCTTTCAGCGACCTATCCGCCTCTTCCCACAGCCTGTTCCGCCGCGCCGCTACTCCCGCTTCACACAGTTCGCACTTGGAGACCCTACCCCTCCGCTTTACATCTTTGCCAGCCGCTATCCGCCAATGACCCGCAGCACACCGGCAGCGCCACTTGGCGCTCCCACCTGGTGTTGATCCGGCTCTGGCAACCACTTCCCACGCCCCAAACGTCTTTCCCACCAAGTCCACTGTCAGTGCGCTGTACATCTCCTTCAGCCGCATCTCTAACCGGCACCCGCAGTGCGTTGCACCTTTGCCACCTTTTCTGCCTGCTAACCTTCGGCTTTTGGTGTCTACCGTACCGCCACAGTCGCACCGACAACGCCATACGTTGTTGCCTAACCACTCCGTCGCTACAAGCATTCCAAAGCGTCTGCCTTGGTTGAGACGCTTGCGCCTGCTTAGCGACTCTGATGATTGTTTTCCAATGTTTGCCATCTTCTAGCGTCTCTTGACACCCACCAGTGTGCCCAACGCCGCTTACTGGGGCCTGCTGGCTGGATTCTTTAGCCTAAGCGGGGTGATGGTGGCCCCGTTTTAGTGGAGGGGCTCTGGCGTCAGACTTCCGGCCTTTCTCTACGCTGCTCCCAGGCGCGCACCGCGTTCGTGCGGCCAGCGTCCCACTCCCCGGAGATACCTCCCCAAGCGAGCCGCATGGCATCGACGCACGCTGTGTAGTGGTCGTACCGCGCTATGCCCTCCACGATCAACTCACCTTGGAAGTAGAACTCCACGCGGTCTCCGGCGAGCGCGTATTCTAGGGCAGGGTAGTCATCCATCCTCACGCGAGCCATCTCTGCTCCAACTCGATGGCCAAGGCGTCGATCTTGGTGGTGTCGTCGGCCAGGTCTGCCGCCGTGCAGGGTGTTGTCAGCGCCTCGTTGCTCGGTCCCAGGAAGGCGCAGACGCGGAGCCACCGCTCGATTGCGTCCCGTATCGCCAGGTTGTTCACTAAGTTCTTTGCCATCTATGCCTCCCGGCTACGCCATGCACCGCCGCAGGGTGCAATGATGGCAGTCGCCATATCGCTCCGCGTTCACCATCCACCAGCGCGCCAACTCCACCCGGGTCGTAGCGCCTACACGTTCCATCACGATGTGCAAGCGCTGTTTGACGCTCCGCTCAGTTACGCCTTCCCGGTCAGCGATGGTCTTCGTCGCTAGACCCTGCGCCGCCAGCCCTGCCGTGCGTATCTGCGCAGCGGTGAACGACCCCAACACATTTGCATCCCGTTTGCTACTTGAACTTCCAATAGGAATAGTCTTATTCATTCGATGTGAGTACTCCGGTAACCCCCTTACGGGGGCTCCCTTAGTACTGTATCACACGAAGACGAATAGAAGGTGAACGGCGTGGTGCCTAGAACATCGTCAGGTCGCGGTCCAGCCTAGCCGTGGTGACGTTACTCGTCACCGCCGCCTTTCGCTCCGCTGCCCACGCGTCCAAACGCTGCTTGAGATCGTCTCTGGGGGGAACCGGTGCTGCACCGATCACTGCGCTGGCCACGCGCCGGTAGAGCCTAGCGTAGTCCTCCCCGGTACCCTCATCCACGTTGCCGACCATCGTCTGTACTATCTTTATGGCTTGCTGATACTCGTCCACAAGCGCATCAGCGCCTGCCAGATCTTCCAGCGCGCCTGTAGCGAGTTCTCCGACGCGCTCCAACTCCTCTGTCACGCTATCCAGCTCCTCCACCACCTCGAACAGCTTCTCGGCAGTATGAAGGTGCTCCTGCTGCTCGGCGGCGAGCTGGCGCTCCAACACGCTGATCTGCAAGTCTCTCGACCACATGAGCGGCTTCACCACTCCGTCACGCTGCTGGATGATGCGCTTCAGCGTGAAAATGGGGTCGCCGCAGCCTTCGGTGCGAAGAATCGCCAGCATCTCACAGATCTTTTCAATCGGCTCACCGTACAACGTAATAGCGTCTGAGTACATTCCTTTTCCTTTAAGCAACACAGATGTCATCGAACACTACCGGGATCAACTGCTTGAATGCCGCCAGCATCGGAACGACGATCTCCCGCATCGAGGGGTGAGCTGCGAACACAGAGCGCAGTCGGAAGAAGTTTCGCCAGGACCGGAAGTTCAAGGTGCTCACCAACTCCGTTTTCACGAAGTGATTCAGGAACCCTCTGGCTTCCTGTGCCTTCCAGCCTCTTGAGAGCGCGTCCAGGTACTCCCGCTCGTTGGCGGCACAGCCTGCCTGCCATAGCCGACACTCAGCGGTATCAGGAGTCACCCAGACCGGCAGAACGTAGGCCACGCCTCCGCGCTTCCCGTAGTTCACATACCGGGTGCTCTCCTGGCTGTAGCTGGCGATGCGGTGTCGCACCAGCTCGTGGGACACGCCACGGTCGCAGACGATGCGAACGGTGACCTTCTCATGCTCAATCACCGACTCGTGCCCGCTGGCAATCACCCTCGCCACGAACGCGTGAGCGGTGGAGTCGGTGATCTTCATTTCGGACTTGTAGCACGTACGCCCAGCTCGTTCAATGCGCTTCAGCATTGCCTCGCCGTCGATCTCGTCTTCGATGCTGAAACTGGCTTTGACTATCTGCACGATGCCCTTTCGTAGACACTAAAAAAGGGGGCGGCTTGCGAAACCGCCCCACCCAATGAGAGAGGAGAATATGAACAGAACGAAGGTGGGGCAACGACACGCGCCGACTGGCAGATCCCCTCGGCTTTGCCGGTAAGGTCACTCGTCGCTCGTGCGTCGTTCCCCATCTATTTAACTATAGCACACACTTTAGATGCGTGTCAAGCACTTTAATAGAGGCGCGAACCAGCCGCGCCAAACCTTGCTAACACACCCACTTGCACTTCTCACAGGCGTCGAAGTACTCCAGCAGATCGTCCAAGGCTCGGTAGTCGGCCTCGGGTGCGTCATTTTGAGGGAGGCTCCGCGTGCAAGGAAAGACCAGCGTCCTCTTTGGCCTGGGTCACATTGGAAGCCAGCGACAGCTCATCAATCTCTTTCTCTGCCCGTACTTTGATATGCGGGGGCGCGTAGACCAACTGGCGCAACCGCAGTATATAGGCGTCCTGTGCGGCGATCACGTTTATGAGCTTTTCTTCAGACACGTCTCAACACTCCTTCAAAAGATTTACCTTCTCCAACTCTTCTCGCGCTTCCTTCTTTCCAAGCTCGGCCAGGTGGGTGTACGCGAGTAACTGATCCACCCTCTTGTGGCCGGTTACACCCATCAGCTTGGCGATGTTGCCGCCCCCTCGTAGATACTGCGTGCAGAAGGCGTGGCGAAACGTGTGCGCCGTAACGCGCGGCAGATCGTACTTCTTTCGGTGCTTGCGCAAGGCGTTTCCGAACGCCTCTACGCTGATCTGCGGCGAACGCTTGCTGACGAATACATACGGACTGTTCTTCGCCTGGGCGCAGCCTTCACGTTTCTTGAGCCAGCCCTTCAGCAGACGCAGCATCGCAGCCGTGGTGGGCACGAACCGCTCGCCTTGCTTGCCATCCACGAACAGGACGTGGTCGGTCCACCCGATGTTCGCTACCTTCAAACCACACAACTCGCCAAGGCGCATCCCGTTCGTCATCATGAGGCAGATCGCGATGTAGTCGCGATACTCCCAGCGGTCGCTGGTGTTGAACGTGTTCTTGAACTTCTTCAAGACCTTGTTGTCTGGGATGTCCAACCGCCTCGGGTTCATGGGGATCGCGGGCAACCAGCGCTGGATGTTCTCCAAATCCTGAAGCTGGCAGTCCTCGTCCTTCTCTACCCATCGAAACAACGTGCGCAGGGTCCGCAACACTTGATAGATGGACGCCTTCGCCCAGCCCTTAGTGTCTAACCAGTCACGGAAGTGCAGCATGTGCGCTCGCTTAATGTTCTCGTACGCCACCACGCCTTCACTCTCCAAGTAACCGACGAACACGTGCAGGTTTTGGTCGTAGATCTTCAAAGTCTTCTCGGAGCACTGTGTTCTGGCACCGGTCGTGCCGCGCTTCCTAGAATCCATAAACAGGGCCGTCATTTCGGTCAACGTCATCGCTTTTTCCTCGGCTAGAGCTACTAGCATCACCCCACCAACCACGTTTCTGATGATAGCACGCGGTTTATGTGTGATGCAACAGTCTTTTTGTGTGTGTTTTGGAAACCGATGAAAATACGGGGTAAATACACTGTTTTGTACACGCTACGCAGGTGCTTGTGTGTAAAAAAGACACCGCATGTGTGTGTTTTGATAGGCGATGGTTCGAAGCCAGCCGCTCTATCCAACTGAGCTACGGGCGCTTGTAGGCTTAACATTTTAAAGAACTTAGCAGCAAAAACGCCAAAACAGCGAAAAGTTAGAGCTACTTGTTCTATAAAGGAATTGTACCGCACCTAAACCGCCGCTACCTTGCTGTTGGCGACGGCGGCGGGACCACGCCTCAACCAACTCTTCGCCATGTAGATGAGGTCTTCCTGCTGCTGCTCAGACAACTTGCTCCAGATCCTCTCCAACGGCTCTAAGGACGGGGTCTTGCCAGCCAGCTTCAACGGCAAGTCCCCGTACTTCTCCCGCATCTTCGCCTCGTCAGCCAGTTCTTGGAGCTGCTTGAAGGGCAGCTTCAGCTCGTCGCAGATGGCCTTCAAGATGAACCTGGAGGGAACCACACCGCGAGCGACCCGCCGCATGTGCTCGTACGATACACCAGTGCTCTTGGCTACGTCGTTGATGCTTACACCACGCTCCTCCATCTTGGCGTTGATGATCTCGCTCAGCCTGGTGTTGACCTTCTCAATGTTTGGCATCTTCTATCACCTTCCCTAAAGGGAAGAGTACCCCACGAAAGGGTGTATGTCAAGCATTTTTTGTGGGAGTGTGGGTCACACCAAGAACGTGTCAGGTTTTTGACACCGTTTACTTCGTCCAGCACTCCCCGATGTGGCTCTCCGACAACATCTTCACCCGGCGCAGCACTTCCGCCCCGGCGCGCAGAATACAGTCCTCAACCATGAGGCGAACCTCTTCCGCCCTCTCTTCAGGTGCGTCATTGACGAACTCGTCATGAACGAAATTTTCAAGCAGCGCGTCGTATTCAGGCAAGAGGTGCCACATGAACGGCTTTCCATCCTTGTCGAACCCGGCCCCCATCGCGATCTTCGCAATCGTGGCGTTGGTGCCTTGGACACGCATGTTCTTGCCCTCGCGCTCGATACTACCGAACATGGCGTAGTACACCCGCCCGATAGCTTTGGAGTCCACCGGCCTGCGGGGAAGCAACTCGGCTGGGCGCGGCTTCCGCTTCTCCAGCCTAGCCAGCTCTGCTTCCTTCTTAACAGCGTCTTCCGTTACGCGCTCCACGGCGATCTCGGCGGCGCGCTTCCAGTCGGGCTTGTCGAACAAGCGTCTGCGGCCCAGCATGTCGTGGGCGCAACACTGCAACTTGGCGGTCTCGCCGGAGCGTGCCAGGTAGTCGTTGACCCCTTTATTGACTCTACGCCAGTTCGTCAACTTCGACCCGGCTGCTTCTTTGGAAATGTGCAGCTTCGCGGCGACTGCTGATTCCTCCATACCGTAGGCAATCCCGAAATTCAAGGACTTCGTATCGTCCCTCAACTTCTTGTGGGCAGGACATTCACACTTCAACTTCTTCGCAGCGAAGTTGCACCCTTCCAAAGCACAAGCCGCCCACTTCGCTGGCTCGGCCATCTCCGCGCCGATGGAGTGGAGATCCCAGTCCTTCTCGAACGCTACGATCCAAGTTTCATCTCGGCTGTCGTCGGCCATGATGCGCAGCTCAGCGCCGCTCATGTCCGTAGTGACAATACGCCGACCGGCGCGGGCGACGAAGCAGCGCCGCCACTTCTTTTCCTTCTTGATGTTCTGGATGTTCGGCTTCGAGGAGCTGGTGCGACCGGTGGCCGCGCCCATCTGGTTGATCGTTGAGTGGATGCGCCCGGTGACCGGGTCGATGTGCTCCAGCCATGCTTCCCCGAAGTTCTTGATGATCTGCGCCGTCTCTCGGTAGTTCTGGATGGCCTGGATCACCGGCCTGTCGGAGTGCTTAGCCAGAATCTTGTCGTTCGTGCTGGGCAGGATCTTTGCTCCGAATCCCAGCTTGCGCAGCGCCGCGAGCAGTTGGGCGGTGGCGTTGTAGTTGATAGCCGCCTCGCCCTCGTACTTCGCGGCGTTCGCCGTCCACTCGCGTACCGCTCGCGAACCGGCTTGGTACTTCCGGCGAAGCTCAGCCCGCTTCTCGCGGTCGGTCTCCGCGCGCCACGCCTCCTCCAACCCGGCCACGTCAACGGTCGGTGCCTCCTTCTTCCCAACCACCGGCAGGAAAAATGTGTCTAGGACTTTAATGTTGGCTTTATGAGCCGCCTCATTGTCCTTCCCCAGCGCGGTCCAGGCTGAGGCGTCCATCAGCACCCCGTTGATGTGCATTTCCCCGAACGCCGGGATAGCATCGTTCTCGACCTGGACGATGCGCCCCAACTTGGCCTTCTCGATCACAGCGCGCTGACCAGCCATTACCGCCAGCGGCAGGCGGGTGTCCAGCGCAGCGTATTCAATCTGCCGGTCGGTGAGGGGCGTCTCCAGATCGAACGACTTCTGCTCATCTTTGCTGATCTTCAGGTGGCAGTAGCGCTCCACCAGATCGTCCAAAGCCCAGAACCCCTCACGAAAGAAGTTTTCCTGCCCTGCGTATATCACCTTCTCTGCGAGCTGCACGTCGTAGAAGTTCCAAGATCGCAGCCCGAGACACCACAAAACCGTTTCGTAGTCGAATTGCAGGTTGGCCCCAACCTTGACGTGAGCCTTAGAGTCTAAACCTGCGCGCAGCGCATCCACGACCGGCTTCGCCCATGACGAGGTCTGCTTCTTCCCCTGCCCCGAGGCCAGGTCTTCGGGTGAACCGGCGAACGCAAGCAAGTCGATGACGTACTGCTCATCGCGGTTTCCTACCTGAATGGTACGCAGTTTCCTGGTGGTAAACCTCGGAACGATATTCGTCTCGGTGTCAAACCCAAAGGTCTTCACCCTTTCGAAGAACTGGGCTACTTTCTCCAAACCGGCCTGGTTGGTGACCAGCGTCGTGTTCAAGGCGGGCTTCAGCTCGGCTACGTCGAGATTCTTGATGTCGCTCACATAACCACTATACACCATTTTCATGTGTGTGCGCAACAAGTTCAAGAAACCTGTGGAAAAGTCAAAATAATGCTTGACAAACAGGTGAATACCTCTTGACACACACCTAAAAACCTGTCATAATAAGACTATACGTCGCCCAGGCTGAGTGTGTGCTTAGCAATGGGGTAAATGCTTTGTTATGTGTATGTTAGCTTTATGCTTTGTTGATTCTAAAGTAGTTAGGTAGTATTCTCTGTTAACCCCTTGACACACACCCCTACTCTTACCGATAATCAGTAGTATGCCGACGAAAAGAGACTTCAATCACATCAAGCAGTGGCTTGATCCGCACCTGGAGCGCTTGAATCTTACACCCGAGCTGTTCGCTCGCAAATGCGATTTGTCCCGGTCGTCCATCTATTTCTACAGAGAGGACGTTTCCCGGCCTACCGAAGAAACTATGGCTCGCATGTGCAGAGTCCTGGGAGTTCCGTTTGAAGAAGGACTTGCGCAATACACACCCAAGAAGAACGGCAGGCCATATGGAACGTCCACCACAACGCCCGTGCGTGTCAATCGGTAGCGTCTAACATCGCAGGCCCAGATCTCTTTTCGCACGCTTTACCGCAAAACCAAATGGAAGAATAAGCTGTGTCCGCCGCGCTAGGGGTGAACGCCTTCGCGCATGTGTCACAGCTCCACATATTTGTGGTTAAGTCGAGGTTAAGGTCCGCTGCCTGAAACACTCGACCGCATCCCGAGCACACCTCTACATGCGCCGGGTCCGTGCCTATTTGAACTAACACTCTATCGGGATCGTAGCATGTCCTTACCAGTGCAAAATAGTATCCTTCGTAAGTCTTTTCAAACTATTTTCAAACTATTTTAACTCCTCTCAAGCCCTTTGTTTTGTGGGTATTAACAGACTTTCATGAACGCAGGACTCACAGTAACCGCTTGACACACACTATTTGTGTGCTATATTGTAAGTAGATAGAGGAAATGGGTGGCTTGATGTGACGCCCACTTTGCGGAAAAGTGTCTCTTAGAGATTTGCACACTCTGCGCACCTTGCTTTCCTCTCCGACCCCAACCCCAACCTTATGGCCATCCCGAAAGCCGAAAAACTGATCGCCCTCGCGCAGACCGGCGAGCGCCTGGTGGCCAAGGACCGGCTGCACGTGGTTCGCTACATGATGGCCACGCGCCCCGACGAGACCAACCAGTCGATTGCCGACCTGTGCCAAGTCTCGGAACGGATGATCCGCAAGGATAAAGACGCTATTCGCAGAGAAAAGGCGCAGCTCATTCGCGAGGACGACATAGCGAACGTCATCGCCGACATCGCCATGAACTTCGACCGGCAGATTAAAGATCTGGAGGCCAGCAAGAAGTCGAAGGAATGCAAGCCGGGAACCAGGACGTACCTGGAACATTGTAAGACGATCTTCACCCTGGAGCTGAACAAAGTAGCGGCGCTTCAGAACCTCGGGTACTACCCGAAGTCGCTGGGCACGCTGACCACGCAGAAGTTCGAGTTCACGGCTTCGGTCGGCATCATGGAAGGCGAAGGAACGAAACCGGCAGCAGTTACCGCCCGAGCGGACAGCGACGAAGCTTTGGAAGCGGAGTTCACAGACGTGCTGGAGCCCAGATTGTTGGAAGCGCCGGTAGACGCTACAGAGAACGAAGATACTTCGGCCACTAACCACTAGACACAGTGTTTCGGTTTGGGCCGGGAAGAAACCCCCAAATGGCCCGAACGAAGCCCCCCGAACAAGAATTTCGAACATCTGAACTTCTCTCGCAGAAGACCGTAGTTAGACCGGTCAGCCTGAAGCTGCCGCCCGCGCATCCGAAGCAGCACCAACTGATTACAGCGCTTGACACAATCCTCGGATTGCGGTTCGTCGTGGGTGCCTGCGGAACGAAGTTCGGCAAAACGTACGGCTGTGTCACGGCGATCATCAAGCGTGCTTGGACGCACGAGGGTTCGTTGAACTGGTGGGTGGCTCCCACGTTCGCACAATCGAAGAACGCCTACAACCTGACGAAGCGTATGCTTCCGAAGAACACATACGCAGAGTATAAGGCGGATCTGAAGATTGTCATCCTAAAGCCAGATGGGGCAGAGCACAGTGTAATCGAGTTCAAGTCTGGTGATAACCCCGACTCACTTCGCGGGTTCGGCGTCAACTTCTTCATCTGCGACGAAGCGGCGCGAATCCCGTACGAGTCATTTGTCTCGCTGATTACCACAGTTACTCAAACGTTTGCGCCCGGTATCTTCATCAGCACACCGCACGCGCGCAACTGGTTCTACGACATCTATCAACGCGGCGAGAAGTTCTTTGACGACGGAAGTCCGAAGTTCGCCCCCGGCGAAGACAAGTACCCGGAATGGTTGTCCATTCGGATGCCAACCTGGTCGAACCCGACCGTACCGCTTGAATCTATCCGGCAGATGAAACGGAACCTGCCTGACGACGTGTTCCGGCAGGAAGTCGCTGCCCACTTCTTGATGGATTCCGCTGGTGTGTTTCGCGGGATCGCATCCTGCGTGCGCGGGTCGTTGCAGGATTACATCCCCGGTCATCGCTACATTCTGGGTGTTGACTTGGGCAAGTTGAAAGACTTCACAGTTCTGACCGTGATGGACTGTCTGAATCGCCACGTGGTGTACCAGGATCGGTTCAACAAGTTGGAATGGGAGATTCAATACTCCCGCATGATCGACGTAGCGCGCCGGTACAAGGCACAGGTCTGCATCGACTCCACCGGTATCGGTGACCCGATTGTAGAGACGATCCAAGGCGCTGGGCTGAACGTCGTTCCGTACAAGATCTCCAGTAACACGGCGAAGCATCAGCTCATCGACAAGCTGCGCATCAACATCGAGAAAGCAAGAATCTCCTTTCCAGCAGAGTTGACGGTTATGCGCCGTGAGCTGGAAAGTTACGAGTACATCGTGAATACGAACGGAACGGTGAAGTTCTCCGCTCCAAGCGGATCTCATGACGACTGCGTCATCTCTTTGGCGTTGTGTAATTGGCAGGCCGACCAGGCCCCGTTCGTGTATCGCTTTCGGCAGGTTCCAGGACTGTAAACGTGGCTGACTTCTCTATCATCATTCCGCATCGCGGTAATGCCTTGGGGCTTTGGGCGACAATCCATAGCTGTGAAGAGGACTTACTCGGTTTGGACTTCGACTATAACTACGTCATTGTCACCAATGGAGAGAAGTTAGACGCCGACGCCCTAAACACGATTCACTATCTGGAAAGTTCCAAGCGGCTGCTCGCGCACGTCCACTCCGATGTGGCGTTGTCCCCGCCAGCCGCCCGCCAACGCGGCGCTTCGGTCGCTGACGGTAACCTGCTGTGCTTCTTCGATAACCACTGTCTTGTTGGGAAGCGCTACTTCGAGAGAGTCGTAGCCGACTTCGAAGGCAGGCCGCTGGACATGCTTCACTCTACGACGAAGTTTTACTCGTCGCAGGGAGCGCATTACCACTACACGCTGAAGCTCGACTATAACTTCTGGGCAGAGAGTTCACAGTTTCCGCAGAAGGAGTTCACGATGTATCCGCTCGCGGCGGGTGGGCACGGCGGGTTTGTAGTGCGTAAGACCGCGTGGGACGAAGTGGGCGGCTACGGTCCCGAGGAGTTGTTGCAAGGCTACGGCGGTGAGGAGCTGCTGTTTGACCTCAAGATGTGGAGGCTGGGGAAGACCAATCACATCGACCCTCGGTTGATTCATTATCACTACGCTGGAAACCGTGGTTACTCGCGGCACTACACGGACGAGTACTACTTGAATCTGCTGACCTCCGCAAACGTGATCGGCGGCGAGCAGTGGTTATATCGGTTGTTTGACAGCTTCCTGAACGGGAAACACCTGCGCCTGAATCCTGGGGCCAGCATGTACGAGTTGATGGAAACGGCTTACAACCGCAGCGCGACCTATGCCAAACGCTTAGACGCTAAGAGCGTCAGGACCCTGGACGAATCGCTGGTCTACTTCAAAGAGCAGCGGATAGCGATGTAAGGAATCTCATGTCTGACACTCTCAGCCTTCCGCTTGACGCATTTTCGCAGACCGGCAGTAACGCACCTAAGCGTGACCCCGAGATAGATCGGCTGCGCTATTGTCATGAGCTGTGGCATCAGTACGCTCCGAGGTGGGAGTTCTATCTGTCGGCCTACAACGGCGGCGAGGACTTCGCGACCAGTGAAAATCTGTTCAAGCACGCGCGCGAGGCACAGGAAGATTACGAGGAGCGGGTGAAGCGCCTTGACAACATGAACTACTGCGAACCCCTCGTCTCCTTCTTTACGAACTTCATCTTTGCGGAGTCGATTGATCGCAACGGCGGGAAGAACGAAGACTTCTATAAGACCTTTTCCCGAGACGTGTCAAAGCGCGGAGAGACGATTGACGACTTCATGCGCCAGGTTTCGGACGACGCGCAGATCTATGGGATGACGTACGTATTGACCGACGCGCCTCCGCTGCCAGAGTCAGAGGGAGATGCACTGCCGGTCTCCAAGCAGTACGAAAAGGAACATGACGTTCGTCCCTATTGGGTGTTGATGCACCCGATTGAAATCACGGACTGGACGACGGATGACTTTGGAAGGCTTGTGTACGCTAAGCGCAAGCAAGCCTCAGTAGAAATGGTTGGCGCTGAACGGCGCTCGTTCGAGGTATACACCGAGTTCTACCCGGATCACTACGTTCTGAGCCGCATCGACGTGACCAAGCATGAGGCTCCAGAACTGGCCGGTCAGCACGAAATTCTCAACAAATTAGGGCGCGTCCCAATCGAGGTAGCCCGGTTCAAGCGTAGTAAGAAGCACCCGCACATCGGGCTCTCGTTTCTGTGCGACTTCGCCTACAACAACCGGCGCATTTTGAACCTCAACAGCATGTTGGATGAGTTCCTGTACCGGCAGTGCTTCAACATTCTCGCTAAGGAGACCGACGCCGGTATCCCACTGCGCGAGCAAGAAGAGGGTCTAATCGGCACGTCCAACCTCATGGAGTATCCCAGAGGCACTAAGGCTCCGTCGTACATTACGCCGCCTGTGGACCCCGCCAAGATCTTGCAGGATGAGCGCGGGCGAATCATTACGCAGATGTACCTGCGGGCTTCGCAGGACACCATGAACGAGCTGTTCAACGGTGAGAAGTCCAGCGGCTTCAGTCAGGCCCAGTCGTTTAGTCGTACGGTTCCCTTTATCTCTTCGCGCGCCGACATGCTGGAGGGCGTAGAGACTAAGCTGATGCAGACGACTTTGGAGATGTTAGGTAAAGAATGGGACGGGAAGATCAAGTACAAGGATCGTTACGAACTCACTAACCTAACAAGCGCTCTGACCCAATTGCAGGTTCTCGTTAAGGACTTCCAGATGGGCAACATCTCTCCGACCTTCGTTAAGACCCAGCTCAAGCGTATGGTTCATGAGTTCGACGGTAAGTTGTCTGTCGAAGACCAGACCGAGATTGAAGCCCAAATCGACAAGATGGACTTCAAGGCATGGGCTGAGGACCAGAAGACTGCGTTTATCGGCGCTCCGAAGACCTCGCCGGGTGAGCAGCAGAAGCCTAAGAAGGATGTGACCCTCTCGGAGAGGGAATCAGATCAAGGCACTGTGGGACACGCAACGGTGAAGTTGCAGGATTAAACGAACACAGAAAGGAGGATGCTTAACATGGCTGTATCGAATCAACTGAAGACCGCCGCCAAGGTGGTTAAGACTCCGGCTACGCCTCAGAGTTTGGGGCAGGCCCGCTTCTCCAAGCCCGCTAGTGGCCTGGACCGTGTTGGTGTGGAGTCGTCCATCGCCCTCAAAGGCAAGAAGATTAAGAACTTGAAGCTCGCCGCCAACTACTAGACACGCGGCGCGGGTGTGTTTTCTGTGAGTGACCGAACCCCGCCACTTACGGATTGAAGAGGGGTACATCTTCCAGGAGTAACCCGGCCTGGTCGAGGTGTTTCAGGGTAGCTCCAGACACTAACCCGGTTTGGGACAAAGCACTTGGGTCAGCAGAGGAACGATCAATGGCAGCAACACAAGCAGAGTTGGAAGCGGCGCAAGCCTTGTTGGACGCAGAGAAAGCGGCTCAGAAGGTAACGTTTGATGAGCGTCAGCAGGAGAAGGTGACAGAGCTTATTAAAGCCGCGAAAGGCGAAGCCGCTAAGGAGCTGCGCGCCGAGCGCGATGCGCTGAAGGCCGCGTCCGACGCACTACAGGCTCAGTTGGAAGCCGCGAAGGCGGATCTGGCGAAGTCCAAAACCCCCAGCGAAAAGAAGGACGCCAAGGGTGACGTGGAAGCCCTCCAGGCGCAGATCGCAGAGATGCGAACTGTTACGGACGGCGTTAAGGCTGAGGCCGCAAGGTTGAAAGCAGCCGCCGAACTCAAAGCGAAGGAAGCGCAGGACGCGCGTGAGTTGGTGTCGAATTACAAGCGCGATGCAGCAATTAGAGAAGCCGCTGGAAAGGTTGGTTTCTACGATCCGGCTGACGTAGCCACAGCCACGTCGGCGAGCGTTTCCTGGGACGAAGACAGGAAGAGTTTCGTTGTAATCGAAAACGGTACGGTACGCCTCAACAACGCTATCGAGCCGATGAGCCTGGAGGAGTATTACCAGGAGTTCGCCGCTAAAAAGCCTTACTTGGTTCGTGGCGACGTTAAAGGCGGCGCTGGTTCCAAGCTGGGTGATCGTCCTTTGTCGAGCGACGGCAAGCATGAACTGGCAGACATCTTTGGCCCGAAGGCCGATGGTGGCAAGGCCAACGCTCTGAAGAAGTCTAACCCCGCCGAGTATGCGCGGTTGAAAGTCCTCGCGAAGCAGTCTGGTCTCATTTACTAACGTCGCGGCACCTCTCTTATAGCCTGCACACACGGTACACGCGACTTACAGTATTCCCAAGACATCAGCGCCGTAGTGTGCAGCGCTGGTTTTCATAACGTCATCCTTAAAGGAGCCATTACATGGCCGCAGTTACTCGCATTCAAGACATCGTTGATCCCGAAGTGTTGGGCGATCAGGTTTCCGATAAGTTCCCCGACAAGATGGTGCTGGGCAACACCAACCTGGTGCAGATTGACACCACGGTTCCGCTGGGTTCTCCCGGTACTGAGTTCAAGCTGCCTGCGTTCAAACGCATTGCGGACTTTGTGGATATGGCAGAGGGTACGCCTCTCACCACGAGCGGCGTTGACACCTTCAGCGAGTACGCCACTGTCCTTCGCGGCGGTGGGGCGTACGCCGTTTACGACACCGCTTCGTTGGTGTCCAAGGCCGATCCCGGTGAGGAGATCGTGGCCCAGCTCTCCCAGAAGGCCGCTCGTTATATCGACGCCAAGCTGGTGCTGGAGCTGAACAAGACGCCCAATACGTTCGACCAGACTGGACTGGAAACGTCTGGGCTGATGACCCAGAACGCGGTCATCAAAGCGCTGGTTGCCACTCTGGGTGACAACTTCCAGGACATCATGGCGGGCGGTAAGCTCATCATGCACTCCAAGTGCTACGGCGACTTGGTCGCCCTGGGAGCGATTCAGAATCAGTACCAGTTCAACGGCGACGTGATGAAGACCGGCATGATTGGCACCCTGATGGGGTTGCCCATTCTGATCTCGGACACGGTGAGTGCGTCCGCGTACTCCACGGTCATGAAGTATCAGACCTATATTGTCGGCCCCGGCGCGCTGGCCCTGTTCTATCAGCGTCAGGTGGAAGTCGAGTTCGACCGCGACATCCTGTCGAAGGAAGACGTGGTGAGCGCCGATGTCCACTTCGCACCACATTTGTTCGGGTGGGATGACAAGGAAGGCAAGCTTGCTTACGAGCAGGCGAAGTCGATCCACGCCGTCTCGATCAAGAGCAACTAGTGCTTGGACGGGAGGGGTGAGTAATCACCTCTCCCAGTTCCTTGCTGTAACGGAGACCCAACTCATGTCGATGCTATGGAAACACCGCGAGAAACGCGATTCGCATTTAACCAAGACCTCTGCGCCCGCCGCCAAACCGGAACCTGCGCCTGTTGCGAAGGGGCCGACCCGTAAGAACAAACACTCCTAAAGGTGAACCCTATGGCCCTAACGCTCATTACTACGCTCGCGGATCAGTTTTCCAACTCGTACGTTGATGCGGCGTATTGCGATGCCTATTGGGCGCAGCATTATAGCGCCGTGAAGGCTTCTCAGTGGGCTGCGCTAGTAGACGGCCAAAAGGTGTCCCTTCTGATCGCAGCCTGCCGCGTGCTTGAGACTGCGCGGTTTACCTGCCTCAAGACACTGCGTAAAACCCTTCCCCATCGCTATGACCGGCACTCCCGTTTGGTGATGACTCTGGAAGATCAGCCCATGCCCACGAAGTGGTTGTGGACGCAGCGGTTGCAGTTTCCTCGAAATCTCGATCATGACTTCAATACGGGTGCGCTGTACATACCAGAGCCGGTGATGATGGCGCAGTGTGAGCAGGCCGTTTACACTTTGAACTTTGACGACACCGCTATCGCGAATCGGTTGCAGGGTGTGGTCGAGGACATCACGAACATCGGGAATATTCATCTTCGGCAGAACTACGTGCAAGGCGGGAGCCAGTTCTCACCCGCTGCGCTGGAACTAATTAGGCCGTACCTCTTGTCCACCAGCGCTGAAGTTCGGAGGGCTTGATGAGTCGTGCAACCTCCATTCAAAACAAGTTGGACCGGGTGTTGACCCGCTTGAACGTCACCGACCGCGTAGTGTCTAAGCGTATAACTACGACGACCGGTGGAGATCCTCTTTTGGGTAGGGGGGTGATGGCTGCTACGTCGGACACCACACTTAACCCGCCGCCGTCTGTGCTTGTAGCAGCGAAGAATTATCCCCTGGTTATCGCGGGTACGGCGCTGTCCCCTGATGCTGAGTACCTGATGACGGTGTCGGCCTCGGCCATGTCGCGTTCTGAGGTGGCTGACCCGAATCTGACGATCACCTTTACGGACGCGGCAGGGGGCGTCGAGGAGCTGTTCGTCATAGGCTTCGCCCCATCGTACTTGAACGGCGTGGACATCGCCTTCATGTTGATCTTGTCCAGCAAGCAGAGGTCGGTATGACCCGCAGCAGAGACTCGTTCCTTCACTTCATCAACGACAACCTTCCGACCGGTGTCGTGTGTCACGCACTGCGCAGAGACCCCGCAAGCAGAGCATCGGATGCTTTGCAGATGAACGCGGTGAACGTGTCGTTTCTTAATCTATCCGCTGGAGATGGTACCGCGCTGTGCGCGCAGCAGGTTGTCATAGCGGTTGTTGCAGACGACGAGAACACGGCTGTTGACTGGGTAGGAACGTTGTTTACTCTGTTGCGCTCTGCGTTCTACTGCCCGATGTTGGACTACACGGTTCCGACCGCTCCTGTAGCGACCGGTACCAATATCATGTGGGATCGCAAGAGGGTCACCTTCAAGCGGATCACGTCTGAGGGGTATGCCCACTACTCATGCTTGCTGTCTCTCAAGTTTGTTTCGCAGTAATCACTTTTCATAAGAGGAGTTGTAATCATGTCTGTTATTTCGAATCTTAATACAAGACAAACGCCGAACCCCGTAGCCGGTCAGACCGGTACGCAATCCATTAAGTTCATCGCAGGCCCCCGTGTGTACATGAAGGCCGTAGACACTGTGGCTGCTCCACCCACCACAAAAAGCAACGGCACTCTTCCGGCTGGCTGGACGGATCTGGGCATTGTGAACGGCGTGGCCAAGGTCACGTACAACAAGAGTTTGAAGGAAGTTCGCACCGGTATTGAGCAAGTGCTGCGCGCTGAGTACATCGACAAAAAGACCGCCAACGTTGAATGCGACCTGGCGCAGTTCGATGACACACTCGTTACCCAGATGACCGGTCTGACTGCTTCCGTCATTACCGCTGGCAGCATCGTGCAGTTCGGACTGGGGCAGGAAGGCATCGTTAACAAGGCGGTGCTGTTCGTGCTTCAGAATCTTCTGGACGGTAAAGAGATTCAGCTTTACAACCCGAACTCCATGATGACTTTCGCGTACAACAACTCCGGCGACGAAGTCTCCGTGAAGCTGACGGGAGAGTTTCTGTTCTTCACTTGGGGTGGGGCGGATACCGCTTTCGTGCAGTCGCACTTCGCCTAAACTCCTTGACACACCCCTCTGGTGTGTGCTACCATTAGAATATAGGAGCTTTCCACAAAGCCCCCGCGACTCGCTTACCGCGTTTTGCGGGGGCTCCAACTACATTATGGACACTGAAAACATCGACACGACCGAATCAAGCAAGCCGACTGCTCTGCACATTGTGCGGGCGGTTACCAACGATCCGTCCCTGGCTGAGCGTACGGTCGTTCTAGGGGATCGCACATTCCCCGTCCTGGATCTTCCCTACGATCAGTACACCCTGTTCCTGGCTCAGCTCCAACCCCTGCTGGAAGGTTTGCTGGGCACCCTGCCGGGTCTTAGCGGCCTTGGTCTTAACGACGCCCTGACGCCCGCCGCCCTCATCACGTACTGCGGAAAGTCCCTGCCGGAAATGGCCCGCATCGTTTGCGCCCAAAGCGCACCTGAGATTACGGTGGCCGAGGTCAAGCTGCTTGGAAAGACGCCCTTCAAGCTCGCGTCTGTGGTGCTGGAGCAGATCGACCAGAACGGCATCATCGCCGACATCAAGGCTTTTTTCGTCCAGCTCGCCCCGCTTCTGAAAAAGAAGAAATAGCGGGCGAGCCAGTGGATGATCTGGGGAACCCTCTGGTGCTGGTGGATCAACTCTGCCAAGCCTACCACTGGTCGTACAAAGATGCCATGCGTATGACCCTTCCCCAGATCATCATGCTCAATCACGCCGCCTCGGTGAACAGCGCCAGGATGCGAAACCGGATGGACGCCAAGACCGCTACGAAAGCCACCCAGAAGGTTGAGGACGAGAAAGACCCAGTCGTGTACAACGGAAAGCGCCTGTCTGAACTGAGCAGCGAAGAGTTCGCCACGTATTTCTCGTTTTAGGGGTGACCGTGTTCACACTCAACGTTACATCTGATGGAGCATTCGCTAGGCGTCTTGAGGAGCGTATTGAAAAGTGGCGCGGCAACAAGATTGCGGCCACTCTTGTCGTTCCTGATGAGTTGAAGTGGTGGTATTTCCAGGAAAACGGAGTTCCTGCCAGGACCATCGTCCCTGTAGAGTCTACGCGGCTGGCGTTCCCCGGCGAGGGCGGCGGCACCGAGCTGCGAACCAGTGTTGACTGGCCGGGCATCAAGCCGCACCACACCGTTCAGAACGTGATGGAAGACGTTCACCTGGAAACGCAGGCGCTCGTCACGCAGGCGTTACAGGCCGGAGGTGCTGATGACCCGGAGCTGGTGAAGCAGGCGGTTGCTGAAGCGGTAAAAGAAGCCAGGGCGCTCATAGCTGCGCAGATGGCGGAAGACTTACCAGGTACGCGACCTGATAATCCGACCTACCCAAAACAGTCAGGCCGACTTCACGGAGAGACAGCATCTTCCGTGTTTCTGTCCTTGGCCGGAGTTAGATACGACAGCGAGTGAAGGAAACTACTATGGCGGATCAAGAGGCACAATTCAACGAGGTTCTGTCGATTGCAATACCGCTTGCTCCGTTCGTGGAGTCACTATCTGCGATACGGGCTGAGTGGGATAAGTTTCTCGCTGGCTTAGGTGGTGCAGAGATTCTCGCCACCGTTGGTGCGGACGCGTTCGTCGGTATCAAGGAAGCCGTCGTAGACCTGAAGGCGACTCTAGCCGATCTGTTTGGGACGACGGTTGAGGACGCCGAGGCCGCGACCTTCGCGCAATTTAAGGAGCTGGAGAAGCAGAACGCTGCTCAAGAAGCCGCCGCACTCGCACAGCGCGAGCGCGCCGTTGCCACCGCTCAGGTGGAGATCGACGCCGCTGCCCAGGTCACTGCCTCTCTAAACGACCAGGCTGCGCTGATTGCCGCTAAGCGGGAGCTGGCCGACGACCTGGTTAAGACTACGCCCGCACAGCGCTTCGGGCAAGTTATTGACATCGAGCAGGAAGGTGTCCAGGGTTCTCGTATCCGTAACTACGAAGAGGAGATGGCGGCGATCCAAGAGAAGGCCAACCTGGAGAACGCTGCCTTTGACGCCGCTGCCACAAAGGAAGAACAGCGTCTTTTGATGACCCGTACTCGGGTCGGCGAAGAGATCGAGGCAATCCAGGTGAAGGCCAACCTGGAGAACGCTGCCTTTGACGCTGCTGTAGCTCACGATGAACAGCGCTTACTGATGACGCGCATCAGGGCTGGTGAGGAGATGGCCGCTATTCAAGAGCGCGCCAACGCCGAGAACGCTGCCTTCGACAAACGGGCTGCTAACCCTATCGGAGCCGGTGGAAAGGGAGTTGAGAACTTCTTCACAGTCGAGAACATCTCTCGGCTTGCGCAGTTCGTAGTTATATGGAAGCTCCTGTCCGAGGTCATTAACGGCGTTGTAAAGGCGCTGGAATCTCCGTTCAAGGCGTTAGAGTCTGGTGTCGAATACCTGCGCGAGTTGGAAGCTAAGGCTGATGAACTCACAGGTGTCCTAGACGCTAATGTTCGCTTTTCCGACGACCTGGCTGAGAACTTCAAACGCGCGGCGGAAGTTGCGCCCGTCGTAGTCAAAGCTTTGCAGGATGCCGCCATAGCCGCACACCTCAATCCAGACCAGCTAACGAACATCTTCAAGGCTCTCGCCAACAACGGCGCTACAGCCGGTGTGGGGGATCTCCAGCAACTAGTCCAACTCGCCACCATGTACGGCATGGCCCTTAAGGCGTCTGGTGCCAGTGCGCAGAGTGTGCAACGCGCCGTCATGGAAATCCCCAAGGCAATGGAGGGCACCCTTCCTCCCACGTCGAAGTGGCTCCAGGTGCTTGGCCTGACGAACGATCAATGGGTGTCGCTGCGCGACCAGGGTTTGAAATACCACGACCTCGTTGACCGTATTGGCAACCTCCCTTCTATGCAGGCGCACATCGCCGCCTTACAGCAGATGGAAGGTCATCAGAAATCTGTTGTGGAGAGCATGGAACTCATGCTCAAGCGGGCTGAAGCTGCCGGTGCCCAGCCGATCTACGACGCCATTAACAAGGCTCTCGCAGTGTTGTCGGAGTGGTTCAAGGACAACCAAGACTCTATCTCAAACGGTTTGAAGATGTTTTCAAACCTGCTGATCGACGTTGCTCATAACCTAGCTTTACTAGGCTCTAGCTCGACCGTGCTTGACCCGCTGATACTTGCGTTTTCAATGCTAGGTTCGGTAGTTAACATCGTTAATGAACATGTCGGAATACTAGCTCTCGGTGTACATTCGCTGGAGGAACGCGGTAGGTTGATGGGTGAGCAGCGGGCTAGACAAGCTGCTTTGGCACAGGATGTCTTAGACAAGAAAGGCACCCCCGAACAGAGGGCTAAAGACCAAGCTGCGTACAACGCCGACTTCGGCGATACCTCGCCTACCAATAAGTTTGATTTACTGCTTAAAGAAGAGAACCGAAAAGAAGACGAGATTCACGCACGTGCCGCTCGTTTGCGCGATTTGTTGTCTGGTAATAAGTCACTTTCTCAAGCTGTTATGGAAGAACAGTGGGGAGAGGGTGGTGTCACATCAGGGCAGAGCGACAGCCGAAGCGCGCACCGACTTAACACACCTGTCACCAGCAAAACGCCACCTCCACCGGGTACGGTTACCCCAGCGAAGGACTACCGCAAAGACTTTGACGTAGCCAAGCAGGACTTTTCAGCACATGCTGAGGAGATCGCCGCAACCGAGAAGTATCTGTCTAACGCCACGCAAGAGGCTGTGGCTGCGCGTACGTTGTCCCACAAAGATGCAGCGGAGAGGATTAAGGGGTACGTTGCTACCGAGATCGACTCCCTTCAGCAAGAGAAGAAGGTTGTAGACGCTAGGTACGAACAGGACAAAGCCAAGATTGCTGGTGCGCCTGGGGTTACAGGACCGGAGCAGCTAAAGAAAAAGGAAGCCTCGGATTCTTTGGAGGCAGACCACCAGGCGTTCAACGCGCGCTATACCAAGCTTGTAGACTCTCTTAACGAGTCTGTTTCTGCGTCACAACGGGCAGCTAACAACGAAGGCTACGAGATCCGGCGCGACCACTTCAAGGCCGTCATCGCACTACAGGAAGACGCCGTTAAGAAAGAGCTGGCCCTCACCAAGTTTCAAGCCGAGAACGGCTATTTGACACAGCTCGAAGCCTTCGACAAAGAAACCGCTCTCGTCAAAGAGCAGCGGCAGATCAAGATTAGAGACGACGCCGAAGCACTGTCCCAGCTAGGTCCCGGCACAGCCGAGCGTGCCAAGTTGCAAGGCCAGATGGACCGGGCAACCGGGCAGTTTGCGGAACAGACCAGCCTGCGCTCACAGGAGCGTATCGCCTTAATTGAAACAGAGCGCACTGCGGCGGTTGAGTACGCCGACAAACTCCGCGCCACTCAACTCGAAGCAGCTTCGCAGCAGGCCAGTATCGCAGCCGTAGTGTCTCCCGGCTCTGTCAACGCTGGCGAAGCTCAGATGTTCGCCGCCAGAGAGCGGGAGCTTGAGATCCTGATTCGCGAGAAGCAGCAGCTTTTGGAGAACGCGCAGGCCCGGAACGCCGAATCAGTAGAGACGCGCAAGCTCGCGGTCGAACTTCAGAACCTCTACAACCAGCGGCTCAAGGACTACAGCGCACGACTCGGCCAGATGAACAAGCTGGTGCCGGATCAGCAGCTACGGGGCATTGTCGATGCTCCTATTCTTCGGGAGGGCGTCGAGCAGGCACAAAGAGGTGTTAACGACGCCGCCTACAAACTAGACAAGTTCGACCGGGCTAATCCGAGCATGGGAGGGGCGAACGCCGCCTCTGTGAACCCGGCACTTGTGGCTCAGCGCGCGGCTTTGGTGAGTGCTCTCCAAAGTTCGGAGGCTGCTTTAACAGCGTGGAACCAAGCCATTGCGCAGTCTACGGTGACGTGGTCCCAGTCTATTGAGCAGTTCCTTACCAAGTTGGTCGGCTTTGATCCGGTCGCAGCTTGGAAGCAGGCAAAGTCCGACGACAGCGATAAGTCGTCCGGTCAAAAAGGCACCGGGGGCGGGTTTACTGGCTACGACGCGGAGATCGCCGTAGGCGCTAAGACCGTAGCCGGGGCCTTCAAAGGCATTGCCAATGCCGCCGTAGACTTCCAGCAACAGTGGAAGGAAGGCGGTCCTTTGGCGGCTATCGGCGGCGTGATGAGCCAGATCGGTTCCCTCATCCCTGGAGTGGGTGGGGCCATCGTTAGCGCGGTTGGCAGCATCATGAGCACCATCGGCAGCTTGTTCACTGCGGCTGCGAAGGCCATATCCGACGACATTCAGAAGCAAGTCAAAGATACGATGTTGGCCTACTCTACTAAGCAGGCCGATCTCGTTGACACCATTGCGGCCTTGCAGCAGGAAGAGAGCAGCGCCATTTCCCGCTTGTCCGGTGCGAAGGGCGGTCAGGATCAGCTCGACAAGATCCTCCCCGGTATAGAGCAGCAGATCGCGTCCCTGTCGCAGCAAGCCACGCAGACCATCGCCGACTTCGGCACCATGACCAACGACCTGTCGTTGCAGAACGACACGCTCAGCCAGGTCAACAAGGAGTGGGAACAGATCAACCAGCAGGTAGCGGATTACCTAAGCGCTGGTGGGAACATCGCCACGGCTCAGCAGGCGTTGAACGCGACTTTGCAGCAGATGCAGACTCAGTCGCAGAACGCGCTTAACCAGGCCAACGACACCGCCGTTCAGGACGCAATTAACCTGAACGGGCTGTTGGAGCAGCGGTTGCAGTTAACCATGCAGTACAACCAGCAAGTATTTGCTGTCGTCAACCAGGGTTCGATTCAGCGTAAGGCGGGGGCTGTTACGCAAGGTATGCAGTTAGAGCAGTTGGCCGCGCAGTACGCCCAGCAGATGACTACCTTGAACTCTCAGATTGACCTTGCTCAACAGAAGGTCACGCTTGAGAGCAAGGTCTTTGATATCGCCACGAATATCAACGATCTCCACGCGCAAGACGCCAAGTTACAGGTGGACGCGCTGAATCAACAGATTCTTCAGTGGAAGGCGTTGCAGGAGATCGTCGCCGACATCAGCAAGACCGCGAGTGGTGGGTTCACCGTCACTCCGGGGTTGTTCAATCCGCTTCCTAGCACGATCAATGTGGAGCTGAAACTCGCTGGTTACACACTAACGGCAACCGGCGTTGTTCAGCCTAACGGCAGTGTTACTACTCCGTCAGGGCCTAGCTTGGACGACCAGTTGCAGCAGAACCTTCGTAACACACTTGGTATTTAGGTGCCCATGCCGGAATCACTTAGAGAGTTCGATGACACACACATCCGAAAGGACTGCCGGTCGCTGACCGGTGACCACACCAATGAATTGTTCTTCGGGTGTGTGTTTGAGAAGCTGGCCGGTTTGACTTTGAGGGACTGCGACCTAAACAGGTCCGAGTTCAACACTGAGAGTGTTCGGGATGCTCTCGGGTTCACGCTGTCCCTCCAGTGCTTGAGTTTTCGGAATGTTAAGTTCAGTCCACTGCTGTTTGATTTGTTTATGTGCCTCGCGGCTATGTCTGCCGGTAACGATGAGAAGCGCGCGAAGTTGCGCGACGTTGTGGGGCCGGAACGATTTGATGCTTTGATGCGCGTGTTACGCAACGTGGAATAAACATGTCGATCACATTCACAACAACGCAAGCAGGGGCCAGTGCCGACTACATGAGATATCTGTGGAGGTCGGGGCAAGAGGTTACCAAGACTGACAAGTACAAGAGCACTTGCCTGCTAGACTTCGCCTTGGCGCGGGGCGATTCGAGCTTCGTTAAGTTGGCGCGCGGAGCGTACATAGACCTGAACACCGTGACCTATCCGCACTGGTTTACAGGTTACATCACCAACAATCCAGACTTACAATTCTTAGGGTCTAACAACGGCGCGGCTGTGTACGGGTATGTTTACCACGCGTCTGCCGATGAGTACATTCTCAGCCTAAACCCAATCGGCGTCGTGCCTACGTTCTTCAACGTCCACATGGGGACGATCATTAAGACGTTGGCTGCTAGGATCTGTCCTGGTAAGTTCGACCTGTCCAACGTTCAAGACGGCCCTCTGGTAGCGCAGTATGTAGTGGACCCTACGAAGACGTTCTTCGCAGTGACGCAGGATCTTTGTCAAGCCGCGAGCTACGTGTTCTACGGGAACAATCACAAGCTGTACTTCGCGCCGCAGGACGACACCGATTTACCTGCGACCGTTTTGGACGGCAACAGCAAGCACTTCACACCGGCCAATCTGAAGATGTCGGCGGTGTCGGCTCCCATCGTCAATGACGTGACGGTAGTCGGGCAAGTTGAACCGCAGGACTACGTGCAGGAGTACTTCATCGGCACCGGCCTTCAGTCTGCCTTTCAGTTGATCGACAGCGTGTTCGGGGCAGACAGCTCCGTGCTGATTGATGAGAGCTTCGGTAGCTCGTCCATCGACACGTCCAAATGGAACGTGCGCGACCATTCCGCCCAGTACTTACAAATCCTGAACGGATATTTGAACTGCCTCGGCGGAAGCTCCGACGCATCGTTCGATGTCAACTTGCAGTCGATCTGCCCGCTTCCTATGGAGGGCAACCTGCGCTTCACTCACGGGGAGTTTGACTTCCTCGGCGGCAACGGTGTGGTGGGCAGTCTGTGGACCGGCGCTGTGAACAGCTCCTTCTCCGGTTGCCTGTATGGGATCGCAGTGAGTGGCACTACGCTGAACCCAGTGTGCAACGGTTCCGGCGACGGTTCGCAGACCATCACGGTAAGCACCAGCAGGCGCTACTGCATTCGGACGGTGGCTCAGTTCACGAAGATGAACCGCACGGTTCAACCCTACAGCTACATCGACAGTAACGGCGTGGTTCAGACGGTCACAGGGATTTCTTCCGGCGCAGACACCGTCACCTGGAAGACCTTCATCACGGAAATTGACCCTATTACGGGTCTGGTCACCAACCGATGGACCTGGACGAATGTGGCTGACTTGACGGGTGCCAACGACACCTATGCCATCTACGCGCCTGTAGTGTCTAACAACCTCTTTGCTACGGTGACAGGGATCACCGTGAGTGTGCCTCTCAACGCCTCGGTGGCATTATCCTCACCGGCTCCGTTCGCCAACACTGGGTTCGACACCTGGGTTGACTCGAATCACCTTAGCGCCTGGACTGGGGAAAGTGCTGACGGAGTTTACCAGGAGTCGGACCTGGTTGTGGAGGGATCTGCCCTTCGCTTAAAGCAGGAGACCGATCCTTACCCATACGTTGCACAGTATGCGAACGACGCTATTGCCGTGGGTAAGGCTTACACCGTGCAGGTTCAGTTGCGGAAGACCCTTGGCATGACCACGGGAAATCTGCTGGTTGTGTTGGATGGAACCGGCCTCACGGAGACGGGGATAACCATTCCTGTGGCCAGCATTCCGACGAGCCAGTTCTTACCGTTCAGTGGCGTTCTGACAACGCCGTTATCCAGCATCCCTTCCGACCTGGCGCTGAAGGTGTACCTGACCGGCTGTTCCAACACCGGGGAGAGTGTGTACGTGGACGAGATCCAGGTAGCCACGGCGTGGGCATTGCAGCTTGTGGGGCCTAACGAGATTGACGCCGTTGATGGGCTGGCCCCCATCGCTACTATCGTGCAGCCCAATTCCGGCTCGTCCACTCAGAGCACCTACACAGGGGCTCCGCAGTACAACTCCGGCCAAGGGCAGTTGGTGTTCTTCTCGGACTCCATCACCCAGACCTCCAACGTGCCTCCGGTCGGCCAGCTCGTTCGTGTGACGTACCGCAGCGCGGGTGCCGCGATTGGCAGAGCCGCCAACATGGCCAGCGTTGCCACAGAGGCAGGAGCGTGGGGAGACAGCGGGATTCGTTCAGTGGTTCAGATGGGTTGCTCGCCGCGCCCGCGCACGGCTGTGGAGTGCGAACTCGCCGCTCAAGCCTTAGTGGCTGAGAACTCCTATCAGCATTACCAGGGAACGTACCAACAGCGCTCTGAGTTTTCAGCCACGTACATTGGCCGGTCTGGGTCTCGCACGGTTGAGCCGCGTGCCGGAAGTCTCATCAAGTTTCAGAACTTGTCCAGCATGGCTCCGGTTACGGCAGAGGAGATCGGTCAGGTTACTACGGTGTTGGACAACGCGGTGCCGGAAAGCTTTATACACACAATCTCGTTTGGCAAACCTGACAATATCCAGGTGTTTCTTAACAAAGTGCAGAACCCGGTCGGTAGTTTCCAGGTTGCTCCTGACGCGTCAGCGCCCTCAGCCGTAGACACTAGGGCGGTTGGTTTGGTGTTCGCGCCGGATGTCACGAACGCGGCTCTGCTGAGCTGGGACGATAGCAGCATCTTCATGGACGCTGGGCAGACGTTGACCCCCGCATCCCCGGCGCGCAATCAGCACGGCTCCTATTTCGAAGTGCGGTACACCAACCGTGGCTGGGGGGCCGACGACGGGCGCAACCTGGTAGTGCGTACCAACTACGTTGTGCCCGATTCTTCCAACGGCTATGGTCGCTATTTCAGCGTTCCTAAGACGCTGCGAGGCCAGGTCTTTTTTATCAGGCAGTGCAGCCGTTGGAACTACCTCGACTGGTCGGAGGACTTGACACACACTCAGTATTCGTGTGCGGGTGCCTCGGTGGCTAACTCTCGCCAGGTGAACCCAGACGGTAAGCTGTCCACAGTGTCCACGGTCACCTTCGGGGCCGGTGGCTCCATCGGGGTGCTGAGTTCGTACTTCGATCCCATCGCTTGGATTTCGCCTGCGTGCTGGAGCTTCAGCATCAAAGGCACCGCTGGCCAGCAGTTTACCGCGTCGGCCACGGGACAACCGAACGTTGTGTTTCTGGCGACGGGTGGTTGGCAGCGTATCTCCGTGCCTATCACCGCTGGCTCTCCTTGCTCCCTGGCTTTGACCAGTATGTCTGCGTCCGTAGCGCAGGTAACACGGTGGTCGGTGGAGTACGGAACCGCCGTTGAGACGTTGTATGTGAAAACTCAGAACGGTGTCGGCGGGGTTTATTCCAGGTACTCGGCGGCGGTTCATGTGGCCTTCCCGCCCCCCAACGTTCCACTGCAAGCACTGCCGACGATCATTCGGGTAACAGCGGACACTGCCTTGGTAGCCCCAAGCGTGGGTGACTTGATCGCAGAGATAGACACTACGGGCGGGGCGGTCACAGTGACGTTGCCGCCGTCGTCGTCGTACATCGGGCAGAACATCACGTGCGTGTTGGTGTCCTATGGATCAGCTAATGGGGTTGGCTATCATGACGCAACGATCACGGCTGGGACTGAGTCCACTGTCGGTGGTGGGACACCTGTTCAGGACACATACAGCGGGCAAGCATCTTGGACGTTTGACACCCAGTGGCAGGGCAGAGAGTTCACAGGGGTAGCATAAATGGGCAGAGGGTTAACAAACAACTTTAACGGAGTTTACGGGGGCACCGGGGGCACCGGTACCACACCTCCGTCAGATGTAACTGGGCTCCAGGTATCGGGTTTCATTGACCCGCTCTCAGGTGCTATCACGCTGACGGTAAGCGTGACCCCACCATCGGGAGATTTCGACGGTTGCCACCTGTATTTGGAGGTGCCTGACCAATCCGGGGCCGCATCCAGCACCGTGGGGACAGCCGTGGTCGGTGGCTCCGCGCCAGCGGGTGGTTCGTGGTATCCCATCGACCTCGGAGTCCAGCCGTATGTGGCTTCCCAACAACCGTTTGTACTAACAGCTCCGGGGCCTCCCAGTCTCGATTCAACCGTGGACACGCCTTGTAGACTCTATGTGGCGTCAGTCGTCGCGGAAGTAGACAACGCGCTTGTGCGCGCTGGACAGCCTGGGGCTACCCCGAACCAGACGTTCTCCTTGGTGTCTTTGGGATCAGGGACTCCTACAGCAGGGACAAATGTTACCGATACCTGCGGTGCAATCGCGGCCAGTGTACTGCCTGATGACAACTCTACAGGCAAACTGAGGACGCCGGTAATCGTGATGGTGAGCAGCGTTCCGGCGAACATCCCTAACTGGACTTGCCGGTTGGTATTAACTTGGGCTGGCGTTGATCCAACGGTACTCGCCAATCAGCAAACGATTGGGAATGCGTTTAACACAGCCGGTCCTGTGTATGGATCACCTGACGGCATTCCTATTCCTCATTCATTCGCTTTGGACACACCAAAAGAGGTAAAGCACGCTATTATTTGGGCGCAGTCGGGAA